ATCGAAAAAGAACGTCGCCAGCCCGCGCGCCAAGGGCGCTGGCAAGCAATTCGGCGGTGGCGGCGGCAAGACGCCGTTCACGGCGACGCCGCGTCAGGCGACCGCCTCGATGATGGGCCGCGACCCGCCGGGCGAGGGCCCGCATAAATCGATCGCCCGTAAGGACGCCAAGAAGAACACGCTGCGCGCCGGCGGCAAGAAGCCATTCTGATCTAGGAGCCGCCGATGCCCACGTCGACCCCGAACTATGGGCTGATACAGCCGGACATCGACGGCTCATCCGATGTGTGGGGCGAGCTCCTCAATCAGGATCTCGTCACGATCGACACGCTGCTGTTCAACCGGGTCCGCAAGGATCCGGGCGGCGGCGCGCAGATCATGGAAAATGCGCTGGTCCTCAACCAGCAGCCGGGGCAGACGACAGAAAACGGTATTACCGACCATAGCGCAGCCACAGTCGGCTATGTCGAGGCGCGGCTGCTCGCCTACAATGGTGTTGCCGCCAACTACACCAATACCCGCATCTGCGCCTACCTCAACGCGATGTTCCCGGTCTACTCGATCATCCTGTGGCGGGGAACGGGGAACGGTCCTTGGCCGCCCGGCTGGGCGCCGTGCAATGGTGGCGTTTACGATGGCGTCGCGACGCCGGATCTGCACGATCGTGTAGTGCTCGGCTTCGGCACGCGCGGGGATAGTGGTTCATATCCGGCCAATCCAAGCTGGAACTTCGAGCACAAGCATAACTACGCTCAGTTCAACACCGGGCCGGGCGATAACAACCATCTACTCGTTTATTACCTGTCGGACGCGGACCCAAATACACGCCCGCCGGGCTGGCCGCCACTGTCCGAGCCGGGCATCAACTTCCCCTATTATGTGCTCGTCTATCTGATGAAGACACGCAACGTGGTGCCGGGCGATGCATGAGCCGTTTCCGGTCGAGTTTCCGCCGGGGCTCTTCGAGACCTCGACCAAAGCGGGCATGGCCGGCAAATGGCATGACGGCCATCTTGTGCGCTGGGTCAAGGGCCGCATCCGGCCTGTGCTCGGCTGGGAGCGCATCGCCTTCCTGAATGGAGCGACGATCGCTTCGCCGATCCGGGCGATGCACTTCTGGGTCGACAACAACGGCTTCGAGCGCGTCGGCATCCTGTGCGAGAAGCACCTCTATGTGCTCGAAGGCGATAATCTGATCAACATCTCGCCGACGCCGGCGATCGCCGGGCCGGAAGATCCGATCGCGCCTGGCGGTTACGGCACGTATCTCTACGACAAGAATGTCTACGGCACGCCGCGACCGACGCGGCCATCGCGTCTGCGCGTCGGCAATGTCTGGCGGCTCGAGAATTGGGGCCAGAACCTGCTGGCGATGGCGTCGACCGACGGGCGCCTGCTGCAATGGGTGCCGGGCACGCCCGCCGCCATCATTGTGCCGAATGCGCCGACCGAGTGCCGCACATTCCTCGTGACGCCCGAACGCCACGTCATGGTGTTCGGCATGAAGGAAGCCGGTAAGCAGCATAAACATGCGAGCTTCGGCTGGTGCAGCCAGGAGAATATCGAGGACTGGGATTTTTCGTCGACGACCAATACGGCCGGCAAATACGATGTCATGCCGGCGTCGCGTATCCTCTACGCCGAGAAGGTGCGCGATGGCATCATCTTCTGGACTGTCCAGGGCGCTTTCGCGGTCAATTACCGCGGCCTGCCGTATATGTATTCTTATGCCTATCTTGGCGCATATCTCGGCCCGCTCTCGGGCTGCGCCGCGGCCGTCTATCCGGGCATCTGCATCTGGCCGGCCGCCGACGGCTTCTGGGAGTTCAACGGCTCGGCTATCCGTCAGGTGAATTGTCCCATCCTCGACTGGTTTCAGCAGACTTACGATTTCGAGATGACGCGCGCCTACATGACCGGTTTCTTCAACGGCAATGCGAGCGAGGTCTGGTGGTCGTTCCCGTCGGAGAAATATGACGCGTTCGGCGTCAAGCTGGCGCCGAACCCGCACAACGATTTCACCATGATCTACAATTTCGAGGAGGGCTGGTGGTCGAAGGCGCAGATCGGCCGCACCGCCGGCTGCCCGGGCACGATGGTCTATCATCCGTTCATGGCGAACGGCACCACCGTCTACCGGCACGAGAAGGGCGATTACTATGCGGCCGAGGATATTGGGCCCGATCCGCATGGGCCTGATCCGACCAGCAAGGATCGGCGCAATCTGCCGTGGGTGCGCTCGGGCGCCATCAATGTCGCGACTGGCAATGTCATGGCGACGACCAAGCAGCTATGGGTCGATACCGACGCACCGCTCAATGCGGTCGGTTACGAGCTGTTCGCATCGAAGGGGCGCACGGCCTCGCCGCCGCGCTCGAAGGGGCTCAAGTTCCCGCGCGAACCCGGTAAGATCGATTACCGCATCACCGGGCGGGATTTCTTTCTGAAGCTGCAGGCGATGACCGACGGCGTGACCTGGACGCACGGGCAGTCGCACATCCTGATGTCGCCGCGCGCCCGCAGCGGCTGGGATAACAAGGCCGGCGCCACGCGCGCTCCGACAGGGCCCTGATCATGGTCTCGACCCCGCTCAAGGACATCGTTCCGCCGTCGACCGTCACCTTCCCAAACATGACCGGGCTGTTCAAGGACATGCCGCGGGAGCGCGAATATCTTGAGGGCGTTCTGCGCATCATCTCGACTGAGTTCACGGCGCGGGCGCGCAATGACGAAGTGCAGTCTTTCCTGCTTTTGAAGGCGCCGAACGGCTCGGTCTGGCGCGTCACCGTCAGTGACGTCGGCGCGCTGACGCCGACCAAGATCCTCGGATGAAGAAAGAACATCTTACGGAGCTGCAGGCGCTGCTGCACGAGATGGGCGGTACGCACACCCTCGAGGATATCGTCGCGCTGATCGAGGACGGCTCGCTGCAGTCCTTCGTCGAGAACCAGACCTGGGTGGTGACGTCGCTGATAACCTTCCCACAGGCGCGCGTGCTCGATCTCTTTTTCGTCGTCGGCGATCAGAGTGATTTCGAGATACTCGAGAAGAAGGTTGAAGAGTTCGCCCGCGACGAGGGGGTGACCTTCATGCGGGTATACGCCCGCAAGGGCTTCGAGTATCTTATCAACCGACGTGACTGGAAGTTCGGCCGCGGCTGGAAGCCCGGCCCGCGCGTTTATACCAAACGGCTCGATATGCACTAGGAGGCTCACATGGGTGGCGGCATGGGTGGTGGCGGCCAAAGCACGACGTCGGGCTCGTCGCATCAGGTCACCAAGATCGAGCTGCCGAAGTGGGTCGAGGACGCGTCCCAGGAAAACTATCAATACGCCAAGGCGCTCTCGGGCCGCCCCTACGAGGGTTACTCCTACAACGTCTGGCCCGAGTTCGATCCGCGCTCGATCGAAGCGATGAACCGGGTGATGGGCGAGAGCGACCGCTACCGCACCGCCTATGAAGATCCGATCAACGCCGTCCGCTCGATGCTCGGTTGGGGCAACGTCGAGGGCGTCCGCGACAAGGTCAACAACGTCGACCGCGGCGATCTCAAGGAGTTTATGAACCCCTATACCGACGAGGTCGTCAGCCGGACGATGTCGGGCATGGAGACGGAGGCCATGAAGGCCCGCCGCGCGCTCGACGTGCAGGGGCAGCAGGCCAAGGCCTTCGGCGGCTCGCGCCACGAGATCGAGCAGGCGGTGCTCGGCGGCGAGGCGCTGCGCGGCATGGGCGACACCGAGGCCAAGCTGCGCGAGCGGTCCTACGACAAGGCGCGCGAATACCAGACGGCCGACTGGGGGCGCGAGTTCCAGAACCGCGGGCTCGATCTCAAGAACATCGACAACGAGTTCCGCAACCGCGACATCGATTTCAAGAACCGCGAGATGCTGCAGAGCGGCGCCAAGACCCTGTCGGGGCTGGCCGGCGCAGCACAGCAGGGGCAGTCGACCGATTACTTCAACATGCTCTCGGTCGGCAAGATGAAGGAAGACCAGATGCGCGAGCGTCTGGAAGAGGATTACAAGAAGTGGCAGAAGTTCGCCGACCACGACGAGGAGATGATCAATCTCCGCCTCGCCGCGCTCGGCATGTCGCCCTACGGCCGCACCGAGACGACCGATAAGACCGAGACCTCGACGACCAAGCAGAAGGGCGGCGGCGATCTCGGCTCGGGCATCCTCGGTGGCATGGGCCTGCTCAAAGGCCTGATGCCGCTCATGGGCATGTCCGACCGCTCCATGAAGACCAACATCGAGGAGCTCGGTAAGGATCCGGCGACCGACCTGCCGGTCTATGCGTATGATTATAAAGCTGACGTGAAGGGCAAGAAGACGGCTGGCCCGAAGCGCGTCGGCTATATGGCGCAGGACGTCGAGAAGAAGTATCCGCAGGCGGTCCGCAAGGTCGCCGGCAAGCGCGTGATCGACTTCACCCAGATCCCGATGGTCGCCTGACATGCCGACGCGCGATCCGCTCGACATCATCGAGTATGCGGAGAGCAAGGGTAAGAACATCCCGAACTACAAGTTCGGGCCGGGCTTCACGGCGCAGGGTTACTACCAGATAACCGACCCGACGTGGCGGGATCATGCGAAGGCCGCCGGCGTCGATCTCGGGCAGTATCCGACCGCGATGAGTGCACCCAAGGAGGTGCAGCGCGCGGTCGCCGAGCAGATCTTCGAGAAGAGAGGCTTCCAGCCTTGGGAGGCAGTCAAACACCTCCGCGGCCAGGAAGCCAGCTATGGCGCGCCGTCCGGCGGGCTGTTGGCGGCCGGCGGCACCCCCGCGGCCAAGACGACGACGATCGCCGATCTGCAGAAGCAGCTTCTCGAACGCTACCCTGAGTTGAAGGTCACGTCGGGCTACCGCGACCCGGCGCATAACGCCAAGGTTGGCGGGGCCAAGAACTCCCAGCATACGCACGGCACGGCGATCGACGTGAGCCTGAAGGGGCTCGACGAGGCGCGTCAGCGCGAGATTGTCGATTATGCCCGTCAGCTCGGTGCACGCGGCCTCGGCTACTACCCGAACAGCCAATCGGCCCATTTCGATGTCCGCCAGGGTGCGCCGGCGGTGTGGGGTCAGAACTACTCGCGCACATCGCTGCCGCAGACACCATCCTGGTTCCAGGAGGTTGCCGAGCAGCACATGAAGAGTAGTGGAACGCCACAGACCCAGACGGCGCAAGCACCAGCACCGACACAGACCACTACCCAGACAGCTCAGACAGACATCCCGACGCGGCCCGAGAACGAGGTCCAGGCGCTGATCGCGCAGACGACGGATCCGTGGAAGGCGCTCGAGGATGCCCAGAAGGAGCAGCAGGCCCGGCAGTTAATGGCGCAGGCTCGTCAAGCCCAGCCGCAGCCCCCCGAGCCTGCGCCTGCACCTCCCCCGGCGCCTGCTGCTCCCCCAGCCGACTACAGCGCCCTGCTCATGCCGCGTCTTCGGCGCGGCCTCCTCGCCGATCGCGGCTTCGGCCTCTTAGGATAACGATCATGTTCGATTGGGATTGGCGCAAGTATCAGACACCTGGCATGACGCCGATGATGCCGATGACGATCCCTGATCAGCCGTTGTCGCCGGTCGCCTCGCCGTCATTAGCGTCGAACCCGATCCCGATGGCAGGCCAGCCGACCTTCGTCCAGGGCGAGGGCATTCCGACGCCGACGCTGCCGGGCGAGCGCGATTTCGCAACGACGTCAGGCACACGCCCGGCTGTCGTGGCGACACAGAACCCGCTCGATCCAATGGCGAGGCCGGTGCAGTCCCCGCTCGGTCCGCCCGAGACGGCAGCTGTGCCTAACACGACCGGTATGGGTCTGCTCTCGAGCGGCTTCGGTGATGAGCAGCGGCAGGAAGCCGAGAAGCGGGTTATGAAATCGGGCGAGAAGGACAGCTGGGACGACAAGTTCCGGCGCGCGCTGGATAACAAGGATGTCAACGGCGGCCTGGCGGCGCTCGCCAAGGCGATGGGCGCCGGCAAGGAGCCGCCCGGTCCGAGCCGCGTCTCAGGCGCCCAGGCGACATCGCGCTGGTCGCAGGATCTGTCCGGCAAGGCCGCGCAGATGATGGGAGCACGTAAGAAGAAGCTCGGTGGCGACGAGGATGAACGTAAGAAGAAGCGCCGTCAGCAGGACCGCTACAGTATGCTCGAGAAGGGTATGTGATGGGTATCCTCGACAACTACTCGGAGATGTTGAAGCGCCGACAGGGGCTTGGTGATTTCCGCAACGACATGCTCCCTGGCAAGAACACGACCGGCATGGGCCCCGGCTCGCTCGGCTTCGGCGATCCCGGCCGCGTCAAGCCGCCGTTCGATGTCGGCCAGGACGTCATCCCGATGCGCGCGCCGATGGATTTCTCGCTCAGTGATCTCACGCAGGAGAAATACGGCCTTGCCGGGGTCGGCGGCCGTCCGAAGATACAGGAGGCGCTGCACCGTTCGAACCCAGAGCCGTTACCGGATCTGCCCGAGCCCTTCGAGCCGGCGCTCGGCGATCTCAAGCGCCGGCCGACGCCCGACCAGAACGCCCGCTTTGGCATGAAAGGGCCTGAGAGCGGTATCCTGAAGCCATCTCCGCCATCATCACCACCACCACCAGGGCCGACGATGGTGGCCGACGCGCCCAAGGTGCAGCCACCGCCTGCTTTGGTGGCGCCTAAAGAGCCGCCGGCCGGGATCCTGGCGCCGACGAAACTCGCTGACGTCGAGCCTGACTTTGCCCGCCGCGCGCCGCCGACCGAGCTGCCGCCACCCGCGCCGGCTCCGAAGCTGCCGGCGCCGGTACAGATGGCCGAGAAGGCGCCGCTGTCGCCGAAGACCGGCGTGCTCGCTGGCCCGCCGCCATCGCAGGCTGCGCCACCCGCACCGGCTCCGACCCGGTTGGGCTCGAATATCAGTCCAGGGCCGGCGCCAGGGCCTGCGGCGCCGCCGCTGCTGGGTGGCACGCCCTCGGTGACGCCGCTGCCGCCCGTGGCCCCGGCAACCGCCACAGCGCCGAATGTGCAGCCGCCGGGAGCTGCCGAAGCGCCGGGAGCTATGGGGGGCGGCTCGCCGCTGACCATGAACCTGAACATGCCGACGCCGGCCGCCGACCCCGGGCCGATCGCCGCCGCCGCGCCCGCCGCCGATGCGGGTGGAGCTGGGGCGATGGGTGGCATGGGCGGCATGGGCGACATCCTCGGCGGCATCATGGGGATCGCTGGCGCGTTCGGGGCCGGCAAGAGCGGCCCGCCGCCGCCGAAGCCGCCGCAGATCGCGCCCTCGAATGCCGGGCCGTCGACGGACGCGCAGATCGCGGCGACGCGCGGGCCCTCGCAGCAGATCATGGCCGGGCTCTTGGCCGACGACGTCAAGAGCCTGATCGACCCACGTAAGAAGAAGGAGCTCGCATGAACGGCGAAGCCCCGGATCTGCGTATACTGGCTAGGAAGATCGAGCAGGTGACGGACGAGTTCGGCGCCGGCGAGGTGGCGCGGCAGCATGTTAAGATGTGCTGCGATTACTTATGCCTGCTCGCCCTCGTCATCGAGCTGCAGGCGAAGCTCGGAGAGAAAGAAGAGGCCTGAGATGCCGACCATCGGCGAAGAGCTGCAGATCATGTTGGGGATGGTGCCGGTCCGCGACCGCGCCGGCATTGCCCGCTCCAACCTGGCCCAGGAGGCGCAGCAGTCGGCCTCGGCGCAGGGGCTCGAAATCTCGCCCGACAAGCCGATCCTGCCGCCGCAGCCGGACGGCTCCGACCGCTTCGCCGGCATGCAGCCGCCGCCTCTGCAGTTGCCTGACGACATGAACGTGGAGTATGCGAGCGGCAAGCCGCAGGTGAAGGGTAATATTGTTCCGCCGGTGCCGGGGGGTCCGCCAACTCTTCCGGTGCCTTCAGAACGAGTTGTTGCGTCTTCGCCTGCGGCGGCTCCGTCGCCGGCCGTGCGGCGCAACTCTGATCTCATCCTCGAGATGGCGGAGAGGCGCAAACGGGCGCAGAACATGGAAGGCCTGTTCGCCTCCATCGGGCTCCTTGCTAACGCCTTCAACCGCAATCCGTCATCGGCTGCGTCGACCCGCAATGCGCTCGCCAGCATGGCTGATGGCTCTGGCGGTGGCGGCGGCGGCAATAACGACGCGCTCCTGCTTAAAGCCCTCGACATGCGCACGGCTGAGGATACGGCGGCCGAGGCTGGGCGGCAGAAGGCGAATGCTATTAGCGTGCTGAAGAAGCGTGGCTATAGCGATGCCGACGCCGAGGTGCTCTATCATAGCAACAAATATGCAGACTATTTCGGACCGGCCGCCGAGAAGGAGGCCGAGGAGAAAGCGCGCACACTCGAGATCCGCCGCCGCCTGAACAACAACGCGGCCGAGATTGCCGTCAAACAGAACCGGCCGATTTGGGAAGTGCGGGCCGACATCGACAGCGACAAGCTGCTGCCGCAGCTCGAGCCGAAATATCAGGCTGATCTTCTTAACACTCTCTCGACGACACGCGATCGTGACGTCGGCACCAACATCAAGATCGCAGATCAGCAGCGTGCCGAACAGGCGCGACAGCTTCTCGATAAGCCGGAGGCCATTCAGGAAGTTATGCGCCGCACCGGCATGCCGGAATTTCAGGTGCGGGCTGGGATCCTCAACGGTGACATCTTCAAGCAGATTGATCCAAAGGAGCTCGCTGAGATCCAGGACAAGTCGGCACAGACTAAAGACCGTCTCTCACAGACGCAGCAGCGCGACCAGACCACCAGCATCACCGGCTTCGATTTCAACCTACGCAAAAACGCCGTCGAGAAGCCCGAGGAGACCGCCCAGGCGTTGAGTAAGGTGTTGCGGCGGGAAGTGTCGCCGACCGAGGTATGGCACGCGGCGCAGACTGAGGACACCTACAAGGATTTCATTAAACAGATGACGCAGGGCGGTCAGGCCAAGATCGGCGACGAGTTGTCCCAGACAGCCAAGCGCAATCAAGATGTCGAAGGCGTCAAGGCTGCGCGCATGAGCTTTGAGGACGCCAAGAACAACCGGGGCCGGTTCATGGAGATCAATGACCTTAGCCCGTCGGCAGCCGACAAGGTGCTCGTCAATCAAGCCACCTTCGACAAGTTTACAGCGGATCAAGCCTCGGTCCCGCAGGCCCGACAAAAATACGAATATGATCGCGCAAGGGAGCGTGCAAAAGGCCCGGAAGCCCTCCAGGCTTTCGATACCAAATATCCAGATCTGCCAGCCTATGAGCGATCGGCGCAGCAAGCCCGCGTATCCTCGCCCGGCGATGATGCGTCCAAGGACATCATTAAGAAAGTTGGTGATAAATACGTCGACTGGCATGATGAAGTTGAGAAATCGAATATAGCTCGCGAAAGCACCGGGCATGAACTCTTCCAGGCCTGGAGCCCAAATATCCGCAGCGGCGGTAGTGCCGCTTTCGCCGAGAAGGAAAATCAGGTCAAAAAGACTTTGTCGCGTGCTTTTGGCCGAGAAGATATTGCCGGGGAAAAGACAGATAAGTTCTTTGCTATTCTGTCTAGTGAAGCAACCTCGTTAGTCGATCGACTGCCGGGCGCACTCTCGGACAAGGATGTGCGATTTATCAAGGAGCAAGCGGGCAGCAAGGAGATGAGCCCGCAAACATTGCGCAAATTGATGATCATTAACGATAACATCAAGATGGCTCAGGATCAGCAGAAGCGCGAACTGATTATTCGCGCCAAGCAAGGCGCGACCGAAGGCATGGACGAAGAGACAGTTAAAGCCTTGAAGCGAGTGCCGACCCCCAGCGCACCGAAGCCAAATTGGTTCGTCACCCATAAACTCGCTAACGATCCCGAAGAAGTTGCCCTGATCATACAAAATCGAAACAACCCGGAATTTCTTAGGGACGTCGACCACGAATGGGGCCGCCACGCATCCCGTTATGTGCTCGAGAAGTATGACCGCGAGCAGGCGGCTAAAGGAGGGCGTTGATCATGGCCGAGAGTTATAGTGAGCGGATCCAACGCAAACACTTCTCGACGCCGCAGATGGAGAAACCTCCTGTCGACCCTAATCTCAGCTGGCTGCAGCAAATAAACGCCGGGCTCAAACCACTCGAGGAAGGGATCCGCGCCGGGCTCGCCGGTGCCAGCCGGACATTCGGTCCGGCTATTCCCTACGCGGCGGCGAAAGCCGACGAGTTAGCGAGTAAGGCTGTCGGCGCGCTCATGGAAAAGACCGGGCCGGGCGGTCGCGGTGATCGCCCCATCACGCCGGCGTGGCAGCCGAAAACGTATGAAGATGTTTACAAAGAAGGCCGGGCCCGGCGTGACGCTTACCCCGAAGCAGCTAAGGCAGGTGATGTCCTCGGCGGTCTTGGCCGCGATTATTATGCTCTGCGTATCGCAGGGAAAGGTGCCGGCCCAGGTAGTTTAGTTCGGGCTAATACACCGGCCGGACAGATCCTTCAGTCAGGACTGACGTCGCCAATCGGCGCCACCATCAAGGAGATGAATAAGCATGAGGACGAAGCCTACGATAAAGGCATTCCTTGGAACCCTACTGAAGGCCTGACCAATATCGCCCGCGATACAGTGGCCAGCATGACCGGGGGTTTCCTCGGCGGCGTAACAGGCCGGCGATTTCTGCCTGGTGGGGGCATTCTCAAGCATGGGGAATTACTACCTAAAGAGAAAGACCCCATCCGCGCTAAACATAAGGAAAATGAAGGTCTGCCGGTCAATCCAAACCTCCATTTCGGTGAGCTCGCCAGCCAGGCGGGACAGACGGAAGTTGCGGCGAAAGCCCATCGCGCTATGCGGGAGGCCAAGGGCATTGAACTGCCGACGCAGCCGAGCTGGGTGCGCTCGCCGCAGGAGTGGGCAGAGCTTCAGCAGCGATACGGTTCTCCGCCGGTTATTCCGCCCGCTATGGTCGACAGGCTCAAAGAGCGGGCACAGCCGGGCGGCTTCAATGAAACAGTGCGTGGGATCGACGACCGCATGACGCTCGCCCAGGACCGCATCCAGCGCGGCGCCGGCGGCACGCCGGGTATTCCCGCCCAACCGGGCCCACCGCCCATCCCGGCCGTGCCAGGCGTTCCGCCGCTCAATCTACAGCTGACCGGGGTCACCCCGCCCGGCATAAATCCGTTACGCGATCGGCAGCATCAGCTTGCCCGTATGGAAGGACGTAACGCCGATCCGCCCATTCCAGGCAACATGATCCCTGGCCACTCGATGGACATCTGGGACCGGACAATGAAAGGCCTGCCTCTGTCGCAACAGCTTGAGATCGAAAGGTTGTTGGCTGCGGTCGCTCCGACACGCGCGCGCAATAACATCAACCTGTCCAGTGCGATCACGGAACGCTCGGGGGTGAAACAGGACGCCGCACAATATCAAAGCGCACGCGATGCCATTAAGGACGCCTTCCCGATGGCCGCACCAACACCCTCGTCAATCAATGTCACGGCGCCTGTACTTGCGGCAGCCACCGGGAAAGCCCCGCTCGCGCACATCGGCTTCTCCCGCGACACCAGCAAATCAGCCGCGAAAGCGACAAAAGGCATGGTCGACGAACCACTGACATTTATGGATCAGATTGGCGTCGCCGGACCGAGACAGACCTTCGGGAATGCTCTGGGCCAGACGGTCGGTCGGGAAGGTATCAGCCCGTTGATCGAGACTTACATTGGTTTCGAGGACGAGCGCCGTAAGCGGGAAAAGGTGTCCCGTTAGCGGCCCAGGAACATTCCGAAGATCCCTAACAGGCCTAGTAGGATTGCCCAGGTGACCGGCTCCATGAGGAGCCGGATGAGGCCGAAGCCGGCCGCCAGCGCCAGCGGCGCCAGCATGATGATGAGAAGGATTTCCATTACACACCACCTATCTGCTTTACCTCGTCATTGTTATCCTCGTAAAGAAGCGCCATCGCATCCTTATGCGATATACGTACCGCTACAACATCATCCCCTAGATCTACGACCCAATCCCCCATAGGGCCGTCCCTGGTCATCTTGATGATGCGCTGCGTGTTAATGATCTCACCATTCGCGGCCTCGACAAAGCGTTTCATTCCGCGGCCTCCTGCGCTGGGAATATCTTGAGGAACATGCGCTCTTTCCTTTGTAGAGCGCGGGCGACGCGGGCATCGTATTCGGAGCCCGACAGGTCGACGTAGAGACAGCTCTCGGCAACAGCACCCATGCGATTGATGCGGTCCTCGAGCTGCGAGCGCGTATCGAGCGAGTATGAATTCTCGAAGAAGATCATCGTCGAGCACGGATCGTCGGGCGGGCCGATCAGTGTGTGGCCATACTTGCCGGCCTCGGCCTGCAGCAGCATGACCCGACATGCCGGCTGATCGAAACGCCGCTTCTCATGCCCGATCTGTGCCGGCTTCATGTCGCCGCGGAGCCAAGCGATCTTCGTGAAATCCGGATCGGTCAGCGCGCTCATCAGTATGTGCCCGATGTGCCTGTGGCGGTAGACGATCACCGCCTTGCCGGTCACTTCGTCGTCGAGGATCTCCTTGAGCAACTGCAGGCGCGGATTGTGCGCGGCCCCGACGAGGTCGGTCGCCCAGCCATCCTTGAGGATGAAGCCGCACTGGATCTGCGAGAGCTTTTCCCACTTGGCGATCGCCACGGTGACCGACACCTGATCGCCTTCGACGTAGGTGAGGAAATCTTCCTCCATCTCGTCGTAGTGCGGCTGCAGCACGGGCCCGAGCGCGTAACGGCGGGTCGTGTAGGTCTTCTCGGGCAGGCCGCGGAGCCAGTCCTTCTTCTTGGCCTGGAACGCATGCTTGTTAACGATCTGCTGCAGCAGATCCTCGTTAAGGAGACCGACCACCTGACGGTTTTCCCAGCCGCCCATCTGACAGAAGCGCGCCTGCCAGCCGAAGTAGGAGATGCCGTCGGTGCCGTCGATCGCCTTGAGCTGCGCCCACAGATCGTGCGGCCCCTGCGTCATCGGCTTGCCGGACAGGAGCCGCACAAACTTGAACAGCGAGACGAGGCCCGGCTTCGGATAGCGTTTGTGCTCCTTGCCGACGATCGCCTGCGTCTGCTTCGCTGTCCGGTTCTTCAGCTTGACGCTCTCGTCGAGCGCCAGGTAGCAGTCATAGCCATTGGTGAAGCGGACGATCGCCGCCTTGCCGGCCTCGGTACGCGCCGCCTCGTAATTGATGATCAGGACATCGACATCTTCGATGTCCAGCTTGCGACCGCTCTCGTAGATGATAGGCTTGAGCGGGAGGCCATGCTTCTCGATCTCATCGACCCAGCCGCCCTTGAAGCTGTTGGGGCAGATGACGACAAGACGCTCAACGGTGCGACAGGTGCGCAAGACCTGAAACTCTGTCAGTACCGTGAGCGTCTTGCCGAGCCCCATTTCCAGAAAATACGCAAAGCCGCGGCGGCCGTTAGCCTGCGTGATCGCCTCGAGCTGAACCGGTGCGAGCGTCATGGCTTCGACGCGTCCTGTGCCCTGATGCGGGCGAGACGTTCAATGGTGTCGGCGGCTTCTTTCTGGATCGGCGGTGTTTTGAACTCGCGAGTGAATGTGTCCTTGCCGTCCAATAATCCAGCGCCGTCATTGACGGGGATTGTGTAAATGCCGCGAAGCCTGTTCACCAACTCCCGCACATCGTCCCCGACCGGCTCGGGTTTATTATTGTCCTGTGCCCTGATGCGGGCGATGATGGGGAGGATGGCGTCGGCATAGTCGAACCACGCTTCATGGGTTCGCAATGGAGCGCCGATTTCGTTCGCGACATCCTCGTCGTCCAGCCCCGCTATACTGCCGAAAGCACGGACCCACTGATCCCGAAGTGCTCGCGCCAGTTCCTCACGCACATCGTCCCCGACCGGCTCGGTGCGGCTATCAGCGACGCTCTGGATGAGTTCTGCGTGAGGCGCTTCTGCCATATCGACGCGGAGCTTAAGAGAGCGCGTGTCCCCTGCGAGGGCTTCTTTAGCTGCCCTGACCCAGAAGGTGTTCGATTGCAGTAGCTGTCTATCCCGGAGACGTAGAAGGTGCTGTAATCGCTCGACCTCCCGCACATCGTCCCCGACCGGCTCGTTTTTGTCAGGCCAAACTGGTGGCCCTATGCACTCCCCGACCGGCTCGGGGCGGGAGAGAGCGTCTGCGGCGCGTCGAAGCAATTTGGCCGTCGCCATGCCGACCTCCCAAAAGTCAGCCGCGTAACGCAACTCTGCGGCGAGCTCTTCCGGGTCGATCCATTTATCGGTCATTGGAATGCCCCTGCTCGACTTTGATGCGCGCACAGACGTGACAGAGCGGCCGGAAGCGGTCATGTCCACCGAGCACCCAGAAGGCGATGCGCGGGCTCTCGCGGCCGTTGCAGTCGGCGCAGAACTGCTCCTCTGAGATCTTCGTCACCAGCTGGATGCCGAGCCGGCGCATGCGGATCTGTCCCGTCGTCAATTTCATGCCGGCTCCTTCTCGAGAATGTGCTCGGCGGCGAGCTCGAGATACTCGGTCAGCGTCACGTTCATCTCGAGCGGCCACGAACACGCGCAGCGGCTGAGAAAGTGCTCGCCGGGCAGGCCGAAGCCGATCATGCCGTCACGGAAGCCGATGATGAGCGCGCACGCATTCGGGTTGCCGATCCTGTTGAAGCGGCCGATCTCGGCGCCCTGCGTCGCCCTGATCGGCAGCGTCACCAGGCCTTTCATAATCTTGGCCTCGGCGTAGATGACGAACCGCTTCGTCATCAGCAGCAGGTCGAGCGTGCCGACCGCATACTTGTCCTCGATGCGGCGGCCGTAGCCGCCCTCTTGGAGCAGCTGCCTGACGAGGTCGCGCTTGAGATTGGCCTCGATCATGCCGCCTTCTCCTCGATCCACGGCACATCCGGCCACGACGCTTCGGCCCAGTTGCGGCCGCACGAGATCTCGACCGGCATCGGCGTCGACAGATTGAGAGGCTCGCCCGGATCCTCGAGCAGATCGCGCAATTCGGAGATGCCGAAGCCGCCCTCGGCCTGCCAGATCACGGCGTCATGGATGGTCATCAACAGGTCGATGTTGCCGTTGCCGTTGGCCTCGACCCAGCGGCAGACATCAAGCAGCCGCACTTTCATATGATCCCCCGCCGACCCTTGAATGATGCGAGAGACAGCGACGTGCGTCGACAAGTTAGGTGGGAAATGCTGGCGCCGGCCGAGGATGGTGCGCACATAGCCGCGCTGCGCTGCGACGGATGCGGCGTCACGCTTGAAATCCGAAATTTCGGGGAACGCCCTGAAGAAATCATTGTAGAGGCGTTTAGCCTCTGGTTCGTCGACCCGGAGCCGGCCTGCCAGTGTCTTCGGCGTCATGCCGTTGAAGATCGACAATCCGAGCGTCTTGGCGCGGTCGCGGTCGATGTGCATGAGCTGGGAGGCTAGAGAATGAACGTCGATAACCGGCTGGGAGTTGTAACCGTTGAGCAGCCGCTCGCAGCGGGCGAAATGGGCGTATAGTCTCGGCTCCTGCTGCGAGAAATCCGCCTCATAGAGCATCATGCCGTGATCAGGGACGATGACCGGGCGGACGATCTTACCGATCTTCTTGTTACGCTTCGGAAAAGCCTGCAGGTTTGGTCCGACGCAGGAAAATCGACCGAACTTCACACCATACTCACCATCCGACATCTGCTTGAGCTCGGGATAGATGCGATCGACGCCGAGTGCCGGCGCAAGAAACGTCGACTTGGTCTTGAGTAGCTGGCGCAGCTCCGTGATGCGCTGACCTGCCTCGCTGCCTTCGAGCGTCTTGCTCGTATAGGATGGCTTTCCGGTCTTGGTCAGGTGCGGGGAGGCGGCGCCTTGGGACGTCATCCACTCGTGAAGTGGACCTATGCTGCCCGGGTTGAAGCCCTGCGGGAAACCCTGCAACGCCTCATCGATCCGCTCGTCGAGAGCCGCTGTTGCCTCCTCGGCATAGGCCTTGTCGACGCGGATGCCTTTCTGGCGCATCCGGGCCAGATGTGGGATCAGATCACATTCCAGTCGATGGACGCGCTCCAGCGTGTGTCCCTGCGGATCCGGTGCGGCGATCTCGTCCTGCTGCACAGCCCACAAGGCGTAGGTGCCGAGTACGTCCGAGCACGCGTAATCCCAGGCCAGTCGACCATCCCCCGGAAGCCTCCAGAAATTCTTCATCTGGACGCGGCGCGTCTTGGCACCACCAAATCGTCGGCTAAGTTCCTCCAACAACAATTGGTCGTCCTTGCCGGGGAACCCTCGACGTTCCAGGCAAGATTGAAGGTCGTAGGCTCGGTGATACTCGTAGATCAGCACTTCATTGATCTGCGCATCCTCGAGTGGCGCCCATGGACAGACCCCATGGCGACCGGCGTGAAACAGATCAAACCCAAGATTGAAGCCGATCGTCAGAAACCCGCGCCGCGACCGCTCGCGGAACGCAAGACCGAGAGCTTTCTCGAAGCTCTCCGGTCGGAGCACATTGCCCGAAGCGTGCCGCACCGGCACGTAGACGGCGCGCGTCGCGTCAGAGACGGCGTAACCAACCACGACATCGTCGGTCTCTAGCCCCGTCGTCTCCGTGTCGAAGGCGATCCTTGGCGCGGTAGCCACCAGCGCCAAGGCCAATTCGATCCTGTCAGTAGGCTGCATTGGAGGCGCCCGCCCGATCGGGGATCTGGTCGTCGATGCCATCGCTGCCGATGACCTTGATCGAAGGGTAAAGCGCGTCGAGCCGCTCGGCCTGGCTCATAAACTCGTCGAACTCCGGACCGTCGGGGATCTCGCCGGCGGCCGTGAAATTCGGCACGAACCACGAGATGCCCTGGCCGCCCTGCCGCTCCTCGGCCGTGATCCGATAGATCTGACGGAGCGGCGGTACGCCCGCGGCGGCGCGCAGATCGATCTTCGAGTTGAGCTGCATGATCTTGCGGTTCGCCGTCACGCTGCCCGTATAGATCACCGGCCCCTCGATCTTCGGCTCGAGCAGTCTCATAATGACCGTGTAGACATGCTGCGCCGCCGGGGTTGAGTTCTTGTTGTTGGGATCGGACGAGCCCCAGTCGAGCAGGCGTGAGCTCTCGACATTGCGGCCCGTGAACCACTCGACCTTCTGACCGGTCGGCAGCATCACCTCGAAGCGGGTATTCGGCTTGTCCCACGTCTTGCCGTCAGCCGCCTTGGCCAGCACGACGCTGTCGACGCCTCGCACATTCTTGGGCGAGCGCAACACGACCGAATGATGCACGAGCAGCACGACGACGTCGATCTCGTCGCCGAGATCCTGCTCGAGGATCGAGTGGTAGAAATTGCCGGCGCGGAGCTCGTGGTTCGCCTTCACCTCGGGCGACAGGCCCTGCAGCAGCTTCAGCGCCGGGATCTCCATATCCTCAATGCCGACATTGCCAAAGCGGCGGAACTGCTTCGGATCGTGCACGGCCGGCAGCGGCGCTTCCTGGCGGACGGCCGGGACAGTCGGGGTCTTCTTCTTAGCTACGGTTCGCATTTGCTTTCTCCACTTTGAGACGTTCGATTTCAGATTTCAGACGTTCGACTTCGGATTGCAGACGTTCGATCTCTAGCTTCATCCGATCATTTTGCTTGATCAGCAGGCGCGTGAGCGTGTCGAACATATCGTCTGGGGACATGCTCACTCCTTCGTGAACGACGTGTAGGCGTAGGTATTGGCCTGGATGCCGTCCTTCTCAGTCGGCTCGACGCCCTCCTTGATCAGCTCGGCGACGATCGAGTTGAGGGTCGACGCCGGCACCATCTCGCGCAGCGCATCGCCCTTCTTGTTGAGACGGAGGAAACTGTTCGCCTTGTCCTGATCGAGCACCTTCGCGGTCGTGCGTGACGACAGGGCGAAACGGCCGATGCCGTCGAGCGTGATCGAGCGGGCATTGACGCGGGTCGAGCGGAAAGCGGCCGGCAGCTGCTCGTAGCTCATGTGCTTGGAAAGCGCCTCGGCCTCGTTGGCGATTGACTTGACGGCCTCGTAATGCAGCCGGACGGTATGCCAATGGGCGAGCTGATCGGGAAGGGGCGCCGTCGGGTCGTTAGTCGCCTCGAGATACAGACGCATTTCGCGCAGGATATCGAGCGCGAGCTGCAGATCTTCGGGCGGCACTGGAAACACTTGACAATTTTCAGTTTTCTTTCGGCGTTTCATAGCAATCCTCATCGCATGTTATATGCGTGATAACAGGACTAATAGGATCCGCCGCGTCTGTCAAGCCCCCCGAAAACATTAGCCCGATTGCGAATTACCGCGGGATCCGGCTCATAGGCGCCGCGCTGCTCGTGCTCCTGCGTATCGCGTGGAATGTCAGCCCCCGTCATTTCCTTAAATACATCACACAAGGTGCCAAGTTTAGCCGGGAACCAATACATGCGCTTTGCTTCATGCGCCCGACCGCTCTGCAATTCACCCGATTTGCGCAAACACTCCTGCAGCACCTGATTGATCCGGCGACCCGACAACGGCTTCTCGCGCGGTGCGTATTGTTGATAATAGTAATTAAAGCCTTCGTCGAAGAGCCCACGATCGAACGGCAGACTGAGCGGTGGTGGCCCGTCGAGACGAGGATGAATGCAATTAGTCTCAAGCAGCTTGGCCAACGCCAGTCTTTCGGCCGACATACCTTGTCCGATATAATCCTCGCTGAAGCTATCGCTCGCCCAAATATCTTCAAGATCTGCTTGTGTCACTGGATATTCCATAAAGATCTGCATGATCGCCAAGCAGTAATTATCATCCTCAAATTTAGCCAACATATCGGCACATTCGGTCTTACGTCGCGTCTTAAAGGCCTCGTAATCGACAAGCGACTGGCAGCCGAGGCTTTTAGGTGTATAGCCCTTGATCACATACAGTGTACGCTCGATCTCACCCGCTTTCGAAAACTCGGGGTGGCTCTCATTCGATATGTAGATCGGGATGGTAAACAATCTGTGATAGCCTTTGGCCCCATACTTGACGTTGATCTCATGCCGCTCATTGCGGGCGAGATCCTTAGCCAGCTGCTGGCTCTGCAAATCAGTCACCTCGTCGACGACAAGAAACGAGGAACCGAGCGCCGACTGCAACGAATAATTAGTGCCGAACAGCATCTCGGCCGTCGTATGCTTGACCGACATGCCGAATATCTTCTGCGGCATCTGCTCGAGAACGACGTTCTTGCCGATGCCCTGGCCGCCGTAGATGCCGAGCGCGAATTGCGGCTTCGTCATCGGGTTTTGCGCCTTGAAGGACCACATCTGCATGAGTTTCGCATGGTCCGCAGCACTCGGCGACAACCAGCCCGTCATCGTGCGGAGATCCTGCTCGGCCTCGGCCCGCCGGGCGAGCGGCTCTTCCCGATAAGGCCAGGCCCAGCCGGCGCCGAGATTAACCAGATGCCGGGAGCGTTCGCCCGGCTCCTCCACGAGCCGACCGTCGGCGAGCTGCCAGAGCTCCTGTCCGCGTGGACAGCCAGGAATATTGATCGTGCCGTCAACCTGCCGCCGGCTGGCCGTCGCCCGCAGCCGATCGAACAAGAGCACTCGCTTACGGCCGGCGGGCGTGGTCTTATGAGCGTAAGTCGCACGCATGTCGTTGTGCGTGCACGGGACGAGAGCCTCTGTGTCATGCGCTTGCGAAAGATCAACGACCCAGCTGCCCGCCCCACGGACGAAGACGAGGCTATTGCGCATTTCGTCAAGCGCATCGGTCGCCTGCCCATGCAGCATGCTCTTCAGGGCGTTTGCCGCTCTCTCGCCTATGCGCTCGCCGAGCAGACGATAGCCGGGCAGGCTCTCAATGCCCGCGAGCGCCATGTCGTGTTCGAATACGCCCAGGCGATCCTTCAGCTCGGGGTCGCCCTGGAAAAGAGCCAGGAAAAGCTCGCGCGCCTCGTCGCGGTTAAGCCCGCCCTCACCCTCGTTTTCCGTGAAATCAACTTCGCGCCGCAGGACGCCCGAAGCGAGTAGCGCGATCTCGTGGCGTTCGCCCTCCTGGGCGAGCGGCTCGAGGGCGAGCAGGAAAGCTGTCCGGTAGATCGCTTTGGCCACGTCCTCAAGCGGGAACGCCATGAGAACGGAATTGGCGGGCCCGACCGGGCCATTGGGAACGCTGAAGAAGCGGATCCAGTCGCCCGGGTAGGTCGAGCCAGGCAGGACGCAGGTCTTGCGGCTCTCCTTCTTTCGGGACGATTGACGCACCTCCAGCTTGACAGTGAACCAGCCAAGATCGACCTCGAAGCCGAGCCGGGCGAGCCGGCCGCGGCGAATATCGTCGGGCATGCCCTCGGGCGAGGCGATCCTGATCAGACAATGGCCATTGCCGCCGAGCGAAGCGCGGCCGAACATGGCCCGGAAATCAAAGCCCGGGATCGTCTTCAGGCTCTCGCGGAAAAGCCGGAAGATCTCCTCAGCGCCAGCCTTGTCCTCGGCCGACCAGTCAGGCGCTCTCGATCCGGGGTTGTCCTTCAGGCGAACATCGAGGTCGAAATCGACCATGTCGACCGGCATGACGCCGAGCAGATTGAACGGCTTGCCATGCCGCGCCCAGACGTCGGCCTCCTTCTGCACCTCGAGGAAGCTGGCGTCGGTGATCTTGTCGATCGGCACGCGCGTGCCCGGGTGAGCCCAGACGGCCGACATCCCCCACGGCTTCAGCACCTCGAGCGTGCGTGTGCGATGACGAACTAAATCTGTCACGGGAGTGCGGTCGTGCATGGTTTTCACTTATGTTAAATTGCTACGGCTGGTTGACAGCGGCTGTTAGCCGCTATATGTAGCACCATGACAGCAAGGGGTGGGTCGTGCCCCCTGAGCATGTCGGGTCGAAAAAGGCGCTTTCTTCCTGGGAGCGCCTTTTTCTTTTGTCAAAGCAAAGGCATGACCTTCGCCGTCTCGATCTCAGTCGCTTCGCGCAGATCGAGATTGTCCGTAAATACGGATAAATTCTTGCACTCGTGGCACAGCCAGAGATTACGCGGCGAAGGCACGCGCGGCTCGGTCGAGATCGCCAGCTGTGTTGCCAGATAGCAATACGGACAGACGATCTCTTTCGCCGTCATCACCCGCAGATGGTCATTGGCCCTCGGGACAGTGTCCTCAGGGACAGTACCGCCCTGCTTGGCGAGCTGCTGCTCGACGATCCAGCAGCCATAGCCCAGATCCCCCCGCCCGCGTGGACAGGGGAATTGCTGGCCCTCGAAAACGAGCTGATCACACCGCTCGCAATGGATCGAGCTCATGTGATGGCCGCTTCGATCTGCTCCGCAACGCGCTCGATGTGCTCGGCGCGCGCCTTGATGTTGCGGGCGCAGAGCCCGGTCAGGGCGAGCAGGCCTCCGGAGGGTGATACCGACGGGCTCTCGGGCGAGACGAAGCGCGGCGGTTCGCCGATGAGCCGGCTGGCAAGCTCGTCTAGGCGCTTCTGGGCGGAAACGACCGCTTGCTGCGCCTCCTGAAGCGACCCGAACGGGTTATGGGCCGTTTCCTGGGGCTGGCGAGCCCCAGGATGGCGAAGCGGCACAACCGGCCTGGGTGTAGTGCTTGTAGAAAATTGGCCGCTGACGGCCTCCGCAACCGCGTCTGTAACGTCCTTGTGATCTTTCATGTGGCCTCCTCGTTGGGTTGATCAGGCCGCCGCGCCTGATGGCCGCCGGAAAACGCGACGGGCCGGGGTGGTTGGGATGGGTTCCGGCCGGGCTTTCACCGGCGGGCGCCCGAGACGCTTGGCATCGGCCGGGCGCACCGATCTCGGATTGAATTTACCCTCCGCAATCAAGACGTCAAAGTAGGCGTCGAGGGCGCGGCGGATGTGCTCCTGCTGGGCAAGGCCGGTCTGGTGCGAGATCGCCTCCAGCTTGATCTTGATCTGCGGCGGCATCCGGATCGCCGTGATGGCGAGATGGGTGCCGACAGGCTTCTTTGGACGGCTCATTTGACCTCCTTCGTTGGACGAAGCCGCTTTACGGCCTCTTCGAAAACATTGGCGACGATGTCCGTCACCATCTGACGGATCTGAGCCTCTTGCGAGGGCTCCGGACCTGGCGTGGTTAGCGGTGGCGCTAAGGGTGGGGGTGGCGGTACACGCGCCGCAACAGCTTCGGCATGCGGGCTCTTATACTCCCCTTTATCAGCCCCATTGTTGGCCGCCTTGCGCGGAGCTCGCTTCTTGCCCTGGGCCGGAGGCGTTGGGGCTTCGGGCGTCGGCGGCTGTTGATTGATCATCGCCGCATAGGCCTTCTGCGCCGCAGCATAGGTGTCGGCGAGCAGCTTGCCGCGATGCTCCTGATCCCCGAACTTAACAACGTATTCGTCGGCTTTCTCGTCATATTCGAAGTTATAGACCGACGACTGCTCGATCGAGCGGAAAGCGCGCGCCTCGGCGACGGCGCCCTCCTCGGTTGCGGCCGGCAGGGCGAGCTCCTCGTCGCCTCCGAGATCCGGATGCGAGGGCAGCACGGCGAGCCACTCGTCACCCTCCTGCTCGAGCGTGATGTTGAGCTGCTTGGCCTCGGCGATCAGATTTGGGGATTGCATTTTGATTTGCCTCCGGTTGATTTGCATACATAATGGGGAGGCCTGTCGAATGTCAAGTAGGAATAAAGATGCTGGAGGCCTGCGTCAATCTGTCGCATTGCATGTTTATGCATAATAATGTATGCTTAATATGCAGTCGAAATTCCGACTGAGGAGCACGACCATGAAGATCAACGGCTACGACATTGTCACCGTGCATGAGTATCCCCCCATCCCCTACCGCGGCTTCGACTGGTGCGCCCATCTCGACAGCTACGACGGCGCCGAGGATGCCGGCCACCAGCCGGTCGGCTGGGGCGCCACCGAGAAAGCGGCGATCGAGGATCTCTTAGAGCAGCTCGGCGAGGAAGAAGCCAACGACCAGCTCCGCTGGGATTTCGAACACGGCAAATGAAAAGGATCAGAACCATGCACGAAGCACAATCACCAATCCCGGTTTATGTGCAGCCGCCAAATCGACCGCAAGACGCACACCTGCTCGGCTATGCCGATCAGGATGTGCCTAAAAATCAGGTCATCGCACAATTCAAACTCGACGCCAACCGCCTCCTCGACGCCAAAGTCAGAACCTTTCAAGGCGAAGTCTGCTGGCTCATCGTTTCAATCTGAGAAGGACCAGAACCATGCAAGCCTCCAAGATTATGCCCGACAAGATCTACGCCATCCGCCACAAGGGCGAGCTCGCCCGCTTCGCGGTCGACGAGGTTGTCACCCGACGCACGCGCTCGACGGGCTCGCCGCACGATTACAAGAGCGAGGTCGTCGGCCGCCTCTGGGAAGATGAAAGCCGCCAAGAGCTGACATTGGCGCCCGAAGCCATCCTCGGCCCCTACGAGGAGCACGCCGAGCTGGTCGTCCGCGAGGCGGCCGAACGCAAGGCCAGGGACGCCGCAAAGAAGGCCAAAGACCAGACGCGTTATGAACTAGCCCGTCTGCTGTTTGCACTCGTCGGCATGTGGCCGAACGAGGAGGATCTCACAGCCTACCGATCTAAGATCCGCGTCACATCAGCGACCGTCAACATCGATGACGACCTCGTTGAGCCGATGATCAAAGCGATCCGCCAGCTGTTCGACCCTGGCGAAAACGAGCTCGAGTTCGCCCGTGAAGCACAGCGCGACTGACGCGCAGATCCGCCGACAGATGCGCCGCCGCAAGCGGCGCATTTCTGTTCCGCCAGGCTGGGACGAGGCGCGCGAAGAGGCCGACAATGCCCGCATCAAAGCCGAATGCGAGAACCGCATGGCGGTGTTCGATCAGGCGCCCAAGCTGGTGCGCGACCGCGCCAACGAGCGCGGCGAGGCCGAGGTCAAACGCTGGTGGGAAAAGAAACAACGCGAAGAATGGTGGTAACCCCCTGCGACACTTTGTCGCATTGACTATTTTAACGATATGTGGGATAATAAGTATACGGTCGGGATTGACCCTACCGAACAACCCAAACCAGGAGCCAACCATGTCTTTCCATCATGCAACGTCTGCCCGTATCGCTCGCTTCGGCCGCGGCGCCGTCATCCTGCGAGGCCGCGAAGCGGCGCTCGATGCCGACACGCTCAGGAGCGCCGCGCCGACGCTGTTCGCCGAGGGCAAGCACTCATCGCGCTCCGAGCGGTACGCCCACATCCCGACGTTCGAAGTGCTCGCCGGCCTCGAGCGTGAGGGCTTCCGCCCATACGAGGTGCGCGTCGGCGGCTCATCGGATCTCGACAAGCGCAACCATACGAAGCACCTGATCCGCCTGCGCAAGGACGGCCTCGACGCCCGTAGGGGCCGCGTCCCCGAGGTCGTGCTCATCAATGCCCACGACGGCACCTCGCGCTACAAGCTCATGTATGGCGTTTTCATCATGGTGTGCTCGAACGGCACCATCGTCAGCGATGGCGAGATGACGGAGCTGAGTATCCCGCACAAGGGCGACGTCATCAACCGCGTCATCGAGGGCACGTATCAGGTGATCGGCGAAAGCCGGCGCATCGAGGATCATGTGCAGCAGATGGAGGCCGTGCAGCTGACGCACAGCGAGCAGCGCGCCTTCGCCGAGAGCGCGGCCATGCTCAGGTGGGCGCCCGACGCCGAGACAGGCACGTCCAACGTGCCCGCCACCATCCAGGCACGCCCCGAGGCGATCCTGATCCCGCGCCGCCATGCGGACAACACGCCCTCGCTCTGGAACGTGTTCAACCGCGCGCAGGAGAACCTGATCAACGGCGGCGTGTCCTACACGGACACCAACGCCCGCGGCCGGCTTGTGCACAGGACGGCGCGCGCCGTGAACGGGATCGACGGCAACGTCGGCTTGAACCGTGCGCTCTGGCACTTGGCTGCCCGCATGGCCGAGTTAAAACAAGCGGCGTGATCATTTCTCACGTCCCGTGATCACCACCTCAGACCCGGCTTCGGCCGGGTCTCTTTTTGTGCATAAAGGGGTGTGACATTATGTCGCATTGACTTTATTCGGCATATGTGGGATAATATGTATACGGTCGAAAGAGCGACCGAGGAGAACGACCATGTCAGCTTACCTCTGCGATCAAGACACCATCAACGCCATCGCCACCTACGCCGCCACCCACGGCCTCGTCGAGGATGCGGCCCTGTTCGCCGATCTGCTCACCCTCCAGAATGTCGCCTCGATGCATGCCCGTTACGCCGGCCGCGACTGGCTCAAGAGCGAGGTCGATGATGTTGCCGCGGCCTACAGCTACGAGCGCGTTCTGACCGATGCCCGCACCGTCGCCGAGTATGCCCGCGAGTATGATTATCAGGCATGCGAGACCGAGGATTATCAGGCGACGCTATGCCACCGGCTTGTGCAGCGTGTGCAGGAGCACGCCTATGCCCTCGCCGGGCTCGAGCGCAAGGGCGGATGCGGCGCCGCCGTGAACACCTATCACATCACCGCCCGCCGTATGACGGCGCAAGCTTGGCGCCTCATGGGCGAAGCCCGTCAGATGAAGAAGCAAGCCGCGCAAGAGCCGGATAGCATCTACGCCCGCCTCCTGCTCACCAGCGTATCGAGCTATGCCACCTGTGCCCGCATGTCGCTCGGCACCGCCCGCATCTACCGCAACATGGGAGCACGCTAATGAACGACGGTTACAAGCGCATTGTGCAAGCGCGCGGCAAAGGCCAGGACCATACCGCATGGGAGCGAGTGTCCCGCGAGTATGACACCGCGGAAGAAGCCGAGGCCCGCCTTGCCCGCTTTGAGCGCATCTGCCCCGACTTTGAATATCGTGTCTGTTCCCTGATCCCCGTCGATAGCCCGGAAGGGCAAGCCCTAAGGAGAGACTAATGTCCTGGAAATGCGAAGTGACCACGAACAACGGCATCGACTGGGCATCGAACGCGATCCGCCTGCCGACGCGCGAACAAGCCGAGGCCTATGCTCGAGATCTGATGATGCGATGGACGTCTGTGCGCGACTGGCGTGTTGTCGAGTGTGATGATCCGGTGAATTATGACTGGAGCATCACGCAAGGCCTCATCCGCCGCGGCTAAACGAGAGGGCGCTTTAAGCGCCCTCTTTTTTGCCCATATCTTAGGAATATATGTGGTATTGACATATGTCTGTTAATATGCAATAATATGTTCACGGTCGAGATGAGCTCAACCGATAGGAGATTGACATGGCGGCTTTCCAAAAGGGTTTCGGTTCGTATGTCTGCGCTGGCGATTGGATCGACGGCGAGGCCGACGGCTTCACAGTGCGCGCCACGGTTTACCGTGACGACAATGCCGACCGGCCGGACCAAATGTCAGAAGGTTTCTGGCCGTCACGCGACCCGAATGATGCGGGCTATACGCCAAACTATTGGCCGGAATTTTACCGCGCTCAGGAAGCGATGCGCGCCTGGCAAGCTGATGAATGGTTCTATTGCGGCATCGCCGTCACGGTGTTCAAAGACGACGTCTGCCTGAGCACGCCTTACGAGCATGCGCTCTGGGCAATCGAGGCTAACTATCCCGGCTCCGATAACGCTTATTTGCTCGAGGTGGCGAACGATTTAGTCGAGGATGCGATCGCGGCCGCAAAGGAAAAGACGGCAGAGCTTGATTGCGATGTGCTCGCCGCTGCGATCCGCAATTGCGCGGCGAACATGATCGAAAGCATGCGTGACGCGTATCAAGCCGGCGATGCGCACTATGCCGACGCGGCTGTTCGCTTGATCCGCGATCAGCTTGGATACGATGCCGAGGCTATCTTTGCCGAGGCGCGCGCCAAGACGATTGGCCATTATGACATTGAACAGCCTGGTGGATGCGGCGCGGCGCGCAACCCGTTGGCGCGCGATTTCCCGAAACGGGCGCATGGCATGCGGCTGCTCACGCCGGCGCAAGCGAAAATGGACAAGAGCCGCGCGCGCGGCTTTTGGACGTTCGTTCTCCACTTTGCGCCGCATAAGCTATCGGGCTTCAATGTCTGCCCGAAGGCGTCGGCCGGGTGCATCGCCGCATGCCTGAACCTCTCAGGAAGGGCAGAGATGACCGTGGGCGGCCGTGTGACGTTGGCCGGTATCAAGAGCGGCCGACGCACGAACACCATTCACCGGGCCCGCCTGAGGCGTACGCGGGCATTCATGGCGAATAGGGGAGAGTTCATGGCGCTATTGGTGGCAGATATCGAGCGGGCTTGTGATGAGGCCGGTAAGGCCGGTCTCGAGGCGTGCTTCCGCCTGAATGGCACGTCTGACATCAGATGGGAGCGCGTCCCATGCATGCGGGGAGGCGTTGTGTTTGACAACGTCATGTCGGCATTTCCGAGTGTGATGTTTTACGATTATACGAAGATCGAGAATAGGCGCGGCTTGCCGGCTAACTATCGCCTGACGTTCTCGCTTAACGAGAATAATGGCAAGGCCGCCGCGCGCCTCCTGGCGAGCGGCATGAACGTTGCCGCCGTGTATCGAACGAAGGCGCTGGCATTACTTGAAGCGGGCAAGCCGGGACGGGTCGACGGGGATCAGGATGACCTGCGCTTTCTCGATCCCGAAGGCGTCATAGTGGCTCTGTCGGCCAAAGGGCGACTGGCGAAGAGAGATCGATCTGGTTTTGTTCTAGGGTGAGGGCCGCCCTCAGTCGAGGGTAAGCCTCTGAATATGCTGCTAAAAGCCGCTCTCGAGCGGCTTTTCTCATTGCTGGCACGGGCAAAACGTTCCGTGGAACGGGGAGCCGAGGATGGTGGCATGCTTCGCTGGAATGCGAGAATGCGTTTGACCTCAATGTGTTAGCTTCTCCGTTCCAGCGTTCCACTATCTTTCTATAAGAGGGAGGGAGAGAATATAAAACTGAGGTCAGACGGGATTTCAATGAGTTAGAGTGTTGCATAAATGTTGGGAGATGCAGTGATACATGTTTTTAGGGAGAGAGTAGGGAAAAGCGATAGTGGAGCGCCTGATCGTGGATCGCGCCCTCTCGCCCTCGTAAGCGCCCTCTCGATATTGGCGTTGATCCGCGCTTTCGTGCCAGCATCCGGCCTCGCACATACGCACGCGCGCGTGTGTGCCCGGACAGGAGCGCATTCCTCGTAGTATTCGATAAGTAATCATAAGTAATCACTACGGAAGTAAAGCCTAAGTAATGATGTGCATATGTCTAAGTATAACTTAGACTAATGAGCATGATTACTTAGGCTTTATCTTACATAATACTATAAGACTACTAGCCTAGGTGTCATCGCCTACATATGTCGCTTAACTCCTAGGAATACGTTCTTGTGAGACCCCCCTTGACTAGATTTTATTCCTAGCGGCCTAGGCACTCAGCCATGGCACCCCATTTCCACATTATCAAGCATATCCCTGACACACCAACTTGACACCGCCCAAAAGTTCGGCTACGCACGAGACCATGGCACAGGACCGCGACTACAAGCCCGGCTCGGGCAAAGCCCACGACGCCGACGATCCGGACCACAAGCCCGGCGCCCAGCCGCAGCCGAAACACGAGCCCAGCCCACCGCCGCCCAAGGGCCAGCCGCAACCGCCCGATCCGCCGCCGCATCGCCCCCAAGGCCAGTCCCAGAGCCAGCTCAAGGGCGGTCCCAGCCAGAAACAGCAGATCGTCGACTACTTCAAATCGCAGGGCAAAAACCCCGACGATCCGATCTGGGAAATCCCCGGCGGCCTCAAGCTGACGCTCAAGGATCTGACCGGATGACCGACACACCCGATCGCAAGCCCCTGTCGGCCACCGATCTCGACAGGCCCTCCAAGGAGCTCATCGAGCAGGAGAACAGTCTCGGGCCCATGGAGGTGCTGACGCCGCTCGGCCCGCGGCCGTTCTTCCCGGCCGAGCCGGAACTGCCGCAGTCCGACGAGTATCCCCAAGCCGATAACCCGTTCAATCCCAAGGGCCAGCCCTCGATGCATCTGCCGCAGCAGGCGACGCCCCTGCGCACGCGGCCCGACGGCAACGCCGACCCCAGCGTCAACCCGACTTACACCGATCCCAAGGATCCGGTCGCCATCGATCCGCACGCCACCTACGTGCCGTATCCGGGCTTCACCGACAACGTCAACAATCCGCGCGGCACGCCGGATTACCTGATTGTCGGCGCCACGCCGGATTACGACGGCGCCGGCGCCGGCTCGCCCAATACGCGCACCGAGCCGCCCACCGGTGCTCCCGATTTCGACAATCCGCAGAACCCGCGCGGGATTGCCAGCAGCAACTGCGACGGTGTGCCCGACGCGCAGGCCTTCGACAGCCAGAAGGCCCAGAACCCGACGCCGGCGCGGCCGCCGCTCGCCGCCACGATCTTTCCGGATCCGTTCTACGAGCGCGTCTCGGCCGGCCAGAACCGGGCGCCCCCGCAGGAGCGCATTCCCTGAGACGGCGGCAGCTCCCGGCTCCCACAACTCTCGATTATCTGCCGACCGATCTCAAACCGCTCCCGGTTGCGGCCGACGCCGACGATCCCGAGGCCATCCGTGCGGCCCTCTACGTTCATTCTGGCAATATCGGCCTGGCTGCTGCTCATCTCGGCTGTCGCCCTGGCGATCTGGCTCGGACAGTGGCTCGGTTCCCTGAACTAGCCGCCGACCGCGATGCCGCCCGGCGCATGATCGTCGATCAGGCCGAGCAAGTCATCATCGAGCAGCTCACCGACACCGCCAACATCGACCGGCGCGATGACGCCGCCCGCTTCGTCCTGACCTCGCTTGGCAGATCCTCGGGCTGGGGGCAGAGTGGCCCGGCCCAGCCCGCCGCCGGCTTCTCGCTGTCCGACGGCGCCGGCCGAACATTGAGCGTCAAATGGCAGACTGACTGACGGGGGCGCACATGGCCCATCTCGTTCTGACCCCGGCCGTCACGCGGCATATCGAGACGCTCGCCGAGCGCGCCCATGCCGAGCCCCTGACCTTCCACCACATCCGCCGGCTGCACCGGCGCGATGTCTGGCCGGCCGACGTGCTCGCCCGCTTCCAGCTCGACGTGCCGCGCGGTTACCACCTGCGCTTCTCGACCGCGCATTACCGGCCCGGCTGGGTCTGCCGGCATCTCACCGTCCGCGGCGAGGGCAGATGGCCGGAACGCCAGGACGTCGACCAGCTCATGCGGCTGACCGGCTTCCGGCATCCGCTCGAGGCGTGCGTCAACTGGTATGACGGCGATGCCCGCCGTACCGTGCACGTCCTCGAGCCGCTCAATGGCGACTTCAGCCCCATCTGGTCCTCATAGTTATGTCAGATAATGTCGTTACGCTGCATTACCGGCCCCGCCGGCACTTTCGTGCCTTCCACGCCTCGACCAAGCGATGGCGCTTCGTCGTGGCTCATCGTCGGGCCGGGAAGTCAGTCGCTTTTATCAACGATCTTATCCGGGCCGCATTGCAGAACGATCGTCCTCTCCCGCCACCTCGCTATGCATATGTCGGTCCGTCTTTCGCCCAGGCTAAGGATCTCGTCTGGTCCTATATCAAACAATACACTAATCAGCTCCCTGGAACGCGTTACTCGGAGAGCGAGCTTACCTGCCATCTTCCGACTGGAGCGATGATCTCGCTCTACGGCGGCGGCCAGGCCTACAACCGCATCCGCGGTCTCTATCTCGACGGAGCCGTGCTCGATGAGTTCCCTCTGCTTAATCCCGAAGCTCTCAACTCTGTTATCCGACCAGCTCTCGCGGATTACCAGGGTTTCGGCGTCGTCGCCGGCACCCCTGCTGGGCGCGACCATTTCTTCGAGCAGAAGGTCAAGGCCGAGCACCAGCCCGATCTCTGGGACGTCTTCAACATCCCGGTGACCCAGACCGACGCTCTCGATCCGGACGAGCTCGACGAGATGCGCCGGACCATGAGCCCACATCAGTTCGAGCGCGAGATGATGTGTTCGTTCGAGGCGCCCGTCGAGAACTCCTACTACGGCGATCTCATGGTTAACGCGGCGGTCGAGGGCCGCATCACCCAGGTGCCCTACGATCCGCGCGTGAAAGTTATCACGGCCTGGGATCTCGGCATGAAAGACCTGACGTCGATCTGGTTCGCCCAGCGCATTGGTCAGGAGATCCATTTCATCGATTACCTGCAGGACAGCGGCAAGGGCCTCGATTATTACGCCGCCCGCCTGCAGGAGAAGAAATACCTCTACAGCCACCACCTCCTGCCGCACGACGTCAAGGTCATGGAGCTGGGCACCGGCCGATCGCGGCTCGAGATCCTGCTCTCGCTGCAGCTCGGCGGCGATATTCTGATCGTGCCCGACCACTCGCCATCCGACGGTATCGCCGCCGTTCGCTCGGTCATTCCGATGGCCTGGTTCGACCAGACCAAGTGCGAGCTAGGCATTGATGCGCTTCGGTCGTATCATGTGGCGACGACGCCCAAGGGCGACACCGTGCGTGACGCCGCCGCGCATACCTGGGCGAGCCACGGAGCCGACGCCATGCGCTACTTCGCCAAAGGCTTTGGGTTGACGACGAGCTGGTCGCCCGGGCCGTTCAAGCGCAACGTGAAAGGGCTCGTCTGATGGCTAATCCCGGCCGCACGCGGCCTGCCTCGCTCGGCCCGATCGATCCCGACGAGCCGCCGATCCCGCAGCTGTTTCCGAAACTGGCGCTCGACGCCGACAAGCTGCGGCAGCTGAAGGACGACGACGAGGATACCGATTACGCAGCCGCTGTCTGGGCGATCATCGAGGATGCGCGCGACTACAACGAGAGCTTCCTGGCGCCGGCGCGCGAATATGCGGCGGCGCTCTACAACGGCGACATCCCCGACGCGGTCGACGAGGGCCGCTCCTCGATCGTCATCACCGAGGTGCGCGATCTCGTGCTCGCCATGCTGCCGAGCCTCATTCGGCAGTTCACGTCCGACGAGCATCCGGTGCATTTCCTGCCACGTACCGAGGCCGACGTGCCGATGGCCGAGGAGGCCGAGGATTACGTCGCGTATGTCTGGAAATACGATAACGACGGCTTCCTCATTCTCAACGCGCTTCTCAAGGACGCGCTCATCAAGCGCACCGGTATCGTCAAATGGTGGACCGAGCGCGAGGCCGAGATCGTCGAGATGCAGTATCGCAATCTGACGCTCGAGCAGCGCCAGTATGTGATTTCGCAGCCGCGCACGCAGGTTGTCGACGAGGAGCGCGTCGATACCCCGAAGCTCGAGACCTCGGCGCCCGGGCAGCCGAATATCGGGGCGCCCGGCATGACCGAGGGCATCGAGCAGCCGGGCCCGCCGATGGGACCGGGCGGTCCGCCGCCCGGCATGGGCAAGGTCATCGAGCCGCGCTTCAACATCACGGTCCGGCGCTCGAAGCTGACGCCGAAGCATCGCGTCGCGGCGGTGCCGCCCGACGAGTTCCGGATCGCGCGCGGCGCCCGCAATGTGCAGAGCGCGGCGCTCGTCGGGCAGGAGCGGGTCGTGCAGCTGTCCGAGCTGATCCAGATGGGCTTCCCGCCCGATATGCTCGAGGAGTTCTACGGCTCGGGCCCCGGCGCGTCGACGGTCGAGCAGGATCTGCGCAATCCCGGCGGCGACAGTATGTTTCTGGCGAGCGCCTCGGAAGCGGCGCGCGGCGATCCGCTCATCCATTTCGGCGAATGGTATATCCGCATCGACCGCGACGGCGACGGTATCCCCGAGCTCCGCCATATCTGCACGGCCGGCGACGGCGACACCATCGTGCTCGACGAGCCCGCCAACCGGGCCAAGTTCGCGCTCTTCTGCCCTGATCCTGAGCCGCATACGGCGATTGGTAATTCGGTCGGCGAGCAGGTCGAGGATCTGCAGAACATCAAGACCAACGTCCTGCGCAATTTCCTCGATGCGCTCGCTTCGACGATCATCCCGCGGCTCGTCGTCATCGACAGCCTGACCAACATGGATGACGTCCGCAATAACGAGATCGGCTCGATCATCCGCGTCAAGGCGCAGGAGGCGGTCGCCCAGCTGCAGCAGCAGCCGCCGTCGCCGGCGATCATGCAGCTGATGGAATATCTCGATCTGATCGGCAATCGCCGTACCGGCGTCACCGAGCAGTCGAAGGGCCTCGATCCGAAGGCCATGCAGTCGACCGCCAAGGAAGGGGTCGGCCTCCTCGTCACGGGCGCCCAGGAGCGTATCGAGCTGGTGGCGCGCACGCTCGCTGAGACCGGCTTCCGTGATTTTTTCAAAGGCCTGCTGCAGGAGATCATCGAGAACCCGATCCCCGAGCGCATGATCCGGCTGCGCGGCAAGTGGACGAAGGTGACGCCGGATGCCTACGACGCCACCATGGATGTCGAGGTCAACCCGGCCATCGGCCGTGGTTCGACGCAGGACCGGCTGCAGCTGCTGATGGGCATCAAGGCGACCCAGGAGCAGATCATCTCCAGCCAGGGCGCCGACAACCCGATGTGCGGGCCGATGGAGTATCGCAACACGCTGACTGACATCATGGCGATCGGCGGCATGAAGAACGTCAGCCGCTACTTCAAGCCGATTGATCAGGCCCAGCTGCAGAAGGCGCTGACCGACGCCGCCCAGAAGCCGAACGCCGAGATGGTCTTCGCCCAGGCCGAGGCCGACAAGGTGCGGGCGCAGGTCATCAAGATCCTGGCCGATGCCCGGGTCAAGACGACCGAGATGGGCCTCAAGGACGACCGCGAGCGCGACAAGCTCGATCAGGACGCCATCATCGAGGCGGCCAAGCTGCAGCTCGAGGGTGGTCAGCTCGATCTGCAGGCCATCCAGACGGCGATCGACGCCGTCCGGCCCGAGGCCGAGAAGGCGGCGACCGAGGACATTCCGGCGCCCGATACGTCCGGAATGGCCCTGCAACCGCCCCAGGAGGCTCCCGAGCCAATTCCGGCTCCCCCAATGCCGGGAGGGCCTCCGCGGCCGCCAGCGGGCTCGCCAGGCCCGCCGCCGGGCCTTATACCGCCCATGATTGACCTGCCGAGCGGCTTTGGAGCCCGTCGATGACCGAACCGATCGACATGCTCGAGCGTGACGAGAAGGCGGCCGACGCCAAGGCGCTGCTCGATAATCTTCTGCTGCAGGAGATCTTCCGGCGGCTCGAGGAAGAGGCGACGACGCAGATGATCGAGAGCGGTCCCATGTCGCCCGAGGCGGTGAGCGCGCATTTCCGGATCCTGGCGATCCGTTCGCTACAGGCCGATCTCGTTCGGTTCGTCGATGACCCGAAGATGTTGCGCGCTGCCCAGGAGCGGCGGCGGCGCTTTTCTCAATAGGTGACATATGGCTGATGAATTTCAGGAAGCGGTCGACGCCTTCGAGACCATCCTCGATAAGGAAAATGCGCCTGAAAAAGCGCCTGCTCGACGCGCCAAGAAGGATGACGACGGGCCGGAAGATCTGTTTCCACAGCGGGAAATAGAGGGCGAGCCGGCTGACGAGGATGATGACGGCGAGATACCGGAAGAGTATCTCGACGAGGACGGCAGGCCTAAACAGCCGGTTGACGACGAGGACGAAGAGGAAGAAGGTCCGGAAGAGGAAGAGGAGGAACCAGCACAGACCGCGCTCGATCTCGATCAGATCGTGCGGGTGAATGTCGATGGCGAACCAGCCGAGGTCAGTCTCCAAGAAGCACTGAACGGCTACGTCAGATCGGAAACATTCCACCGCCGTCTGAACCAGCTCGGACAGGTCGCACAGCAAGTCCAGCAGGAGCGTGCAGAGCTCGCCCAAGGGCGGGAATACTACATGCGAATGATCCCTGCCTTGCAACAGCAGCTTGCCTCGCTGCAGCCACAGGAACCCGACTGGGACAAGCTCTACGAGGAAAACCCTCAGGAAGCTGCCCGCTTGGAACGCCTCTGGCGCTCTTACCGAGAGAAGATGGGCAAGCTCACCGAAGAGCAGCAGAGAGTTGCTCAGGAGCAAGAGCAGGAGCAGCAGCGTCAGATCGCGATCTATGAGGATACGGAACGCCGCAAATTGGCTCAGTGGGTCCCTGAGTGGACCGACCCCAAGCGGTGGGAACGGGACCGTAGAGCGATGATCAAAACTGCCTTGGCGGCCGGCTACTCGGAAAAGGAACTTGGTGGGCTACGTGACGCAAGAGCCACCATCGTCCTCGCCAAAGCCGCCAAATACGATCTGCTGATGGCCAACAAGCCACGGCCGGTCAAACGGCAAGGATCTTTGAGACCGGGCGCTATCTCCTCACGAGCCGCCCCCAATGGTCTCCTCCGCGCCGAGAAGCGTCTGCAGCGTTCTGGCAACGTCCGTGATGCGGCCAGGGCATTCGAAGCGGATCTCGATCGTGAGGGATAATCATGGCCAAAGTTGCCAATGCAATGACCACCTATCAGGCTGGTGGTAACCGGGAAGACCTGTCTAACCGCATCTACAATATCGATCCGTTCGACACGCCCGGCGTGTCGATGATCGGCCGTCGCAACGTCAAGAACCGGACGTTTGACTGGCAGACCGAGAATATGCCTGTCGTCGACGCCAACAACGCGCAGGAGGAAGGCTTTGAGCTGGTTCGCTCGCCTGCTGTGCCGACTGTTCGGCAATCCAATCTCACACAGATTTCCAAGAGGGACGCCACTGTCTCGGCCTCCCAGGAAGCGTCTGACGCTGCCGGCAAAAATTCGGAGATGGCGCATCAAATGGCCATCAAGTCGAAAGTTCTGAAATGCGATGTCGAGACGATCGCATTTGGCCGCCAGGCTAAGTCAGCCGACGACGGCACGACAGGCATCCGCAAGACTGAGAGCATTCCGCACCAGATCGCGCGGGCGTCCGATAAGGCTGGCACTAAGGGCACGCACGTTTTCGGCACAACCGCCGGGCTGCCGTTATTGCCGACGGATCCTTGGACTGATCCGGCCGATGTGCCGTTCAGTGAGGTCATGCTCGGCGATGCGATGGCCAAGGCTTACGCCGACGGCGCCGAGCCGACGCGGCTGATCCTGCCCTACAACGTCAAGCGCAGTCTTGTGCACTTCAAGGGTCGCGAGAGCACGCAGGTGCTGGTCGGCAAAACCGAAGTCGTCGCGACGGTGGATGTTATCGCGACCGACGGTGGGCGGGTGACGGCAATGCCTTCCCGTTGGCTGCCCATTGACATGGGACTGCTGCTCGACCCCGAATACGCTCGGCTCGCCTTTTTCCGGAACTTCCGGCAATACCCGATCGCCAAGATCGGCGACGCCGAGACCCGCATGATCGTCGTCGAGTGGGGCACTCAGGTCGACAGCGGCATGGCACATATCATCTTCAACGGCATCATCGCGGCGACCGCGCCGGCGCTGATGTCGACGCAGGCCTATGTCGAGAACCCGGCCGCGCAGGGTCAGCCGATGTCTGCTCAGGATCAGCAGCGGCTCGAGCAGGCCGGACAGGCGCCGCAGCTTGAAGGTCGTCGGCAGCGCGAGAAAGAGCCGGTGCCGCGCCAGTAACGGAGGCGGCCATGCCGGAGCGTAAGTTTACGTACATGGATGAGTGCGGCATGCGCCGCACTCTAGTCTGGGATGAAGAGGATCAATCGAGCTTCGGCGTCTTTGCCGAGGCCGACATGACCAATCTTGCCCGGCTCAATCGTGAACAGGCCGAGCATGAGAGTGCTCGGCACATGACGACGACGGTGGCGCGCGTTCCCTTCACGGTTTGGGAGCGCGCGTACCATGAGAACTGGGACCAGAAGGACTGGGACCGGTTTCTCAACGATCCCGATAATCGCGATTTCCGCGTCTGGAACGGGAGGCTTTGACATGGGCGGCGCTAGCGGGGTGCCCGACAATCCAGCTCTCGGCAAGGATCTGGAAGGGCTCGGTGGCTCGCGCGGTCAGCTGCAGCCGGATGTGCAGGTGCCGAGTTGGGCGCAAAGCGGTAATCTGAAATCGTTCTTCGAGACAGGCGACATGAGCGGCATACAAAGCTGGCTCATGGCGAATAATCCCAACAGCAACGCGGTGCCGGAAGCCGGGGCGGCGAAAGGGCCTGAGCTGCCGGGCGCCAACGCGGCGCCCGAACCGGCGACGATGGCGTCGATCGCCGCGCCTTCCGGCGTCGCCCAGCCAACGTATAGTGCAGGGACCGGCGTCGCGTCGCAGCCGACGACACCGCAGGGTGGGCGGCTCGGCGGCATCCTGGCTGGACCTGTGACGCCGGCAGCCCCAGCAGCGCCGGCGGGCATGATGACGCGCGAGCAGGTGCAGGCCGAGCAGCAGCGCGCGACTGAGGCCGAGCAGGCGCGGCAGAGCGAATGGGTCTTTGCGCAGCTGCCAGAAAGTATGCCTAACCAGGTGACAGAGGCCAATCTGCGCGACAGTAATTTCAACGTCGGCGGCCTTTACATGCCGACGCTGCAGGATCCCTGGAACCCGGGGCGGCTTAATAACTTCGTCGCGGGCGCGACACAGCCACCAAGCAACTACACGCTGCCCAGTGATCTTGCGACTAGGCAGGCCGGCTCGACGCTCGATGCGGCGACGGCCTCGCAATATCCACGCATGCGGCGCGCGCTCTATGATTTCAACATGCGGGCCTACGGCAATCCGTATGGGCCGGCGCCAGTGACCCCCCCGCCGCAAACTTTAGCGGAGCAAGCAGCCGCCAGGACTAATCTTAATTACGGGAACAATTGAGCGATGGCCCTTCTCCCGTGGCTGCAGACTTTCGTCGATAGCCTGTCGGAGTGGACGGACGATTTCGACGTCTCCGAGCGCATGCTGCTGTCGTGGATCGGCATGGCCGAAGAGCGGTTCAACAACGAGCTGCGCGCGCTCGAGATGGTCAAGATCACGCGCGTCGATCTTGCCGACCAGTGTGTGCCGCTGCCGCCCGATTTCCTCGAGATGGTCAATCTCCGCTACACGGAGAGCGGCCTGCCGTTGCGTTACATCTCATCGGACGAGTTCTACCGGGTGCGCGCCAGCTCCGAGTATTACCTGTCGGGCCCGCAGACGACGGCGATCACCTATCTGGATCCACAGACCGGGCAGCCGCTCGGGCCGCTGCCGCGGCAGCCGGCCTTCGTCGATTATCCGGGCCGGTCGGGGCCGAAGCTGCCGCTGGCGCGCAACGTCTATACGCTGCTCGGGCAGACCCTGATGGTGCATCCGACCGTCGCCGAGCCGTCGGCTGACGTCGATCCGACCGAGCTCGAGCTCGCCTATTACGGCATGGTGCCGCCGCTCGTCGAAGCGACCGAGCCGACGCCGCTCTTTAAGCGCGCCCCGAAGCTCTACACCTACGCAACGCTCGCGCAGAGTGCGCCTTATTTGGTCGAGGATCAGCGCACGCAGGTCTGGGACAGCAATGCGACGGCGCTGATCACCAAGATGAATGAGGCGGCGCGTACCGGCGTGATTGCATCGTCACCGATCGTCATGCAGGTGCGGAGTTTTGGCTAGTGTTTGCGTATGGCGAATACGTCTACAGCGCCCACCGGTATTCATGGTTGACCGAATGGGCGCCGCAGGCCTGCGGCCCACCTTTCTGGAACGGGGTGGGCTGCACGGTCTCACCATGGGTGACGGTGCAGCGGCCGGGCGTCGTCTGGACCGGAGTTAAATGCGATGCCTGATGACCGCACACCTATTCTCGATCTGGTGAAGCCGGAAGTAAACGGCCGCCACACTGAGAATGTGTGGGGCTTCGACATCAATGAGAACTTCGACAAGATCGATGCTTGGGTCGCGGAGCAGTCAGGCTACGTCGACGACAAGGTTGATATTGCCGGCGATACCATGTCGGGCCCGCTGCGTGTCGGGCAGACGCCGAATGGGTCTGTGGGGTTGGTGCCGGGGTCTACGACGGATGCCGGGCATATTTACTGGACCCGGCCGGATGGGACCCGGGTCGGGTATCAGGGGCCATATCCGGATGGGCATCTCCATATTGTGCTCGATGCGCCCGGTAAGACGTTGCTGCTTAACGGTAATCCGGTTGCGGTTCTCGACAGTCCAGAATTTATAGGTGATCCGCGGGCGCCGACGCCGGCGCTGACCGACAACGACACCACCATCGCCAACACGGCCTTCGTGCGCGCTGCCGTCTACCAGGCGTTATCGGTGCAGGCGACGATCATTGCCGGCGATCAGCCGCCTGCCGATCCGACCGACAATACGCTGTGGTGGGAGACCGACACAGGCGTCCTGTTCATCTACTTCAACGACGGCTCGTCGAAGCAATGGGTGTCGGTTGCCGGCGAGCCGGCTGCGGCCGCGGTCTGGGACGAGATTTCAGGCAAGCCGACGACGTTCCCGCCCGATCCGCACGCGCATCCGATCAGCGACGTCACCGGCCTGCAGGGCGAGCTCGACGGCAAGGCACCGACTGTTCACAGCCATGCGTGGACGGAGATCACCAGCAAGCCCGCAACTTTTCCACCGGATGCGCACAACCATACGTCCGCGCAGATCAGTGATTTTCAGGAAGCGGTCGAGGATCGCATCGGTGCCTCGCTGGTCGCCGGCGCCAATGTTACGGTCGCTTATGACGATGCGTCCGGCAAGACGATGATCGCATCGACGGCGGCTGGTGGCGGGGGTATTGCGGAAGCGCCCAACGATGGGCAGACCTACGGCCGTAAGAGCCTCGGCTGGACCGTGCTCGACGTCTCGAGCGTCGACTGGGCTGAGGTCGCCAACAAGCCGCTGACGTTCCCACCGACGGCGCACAATCATGCCATTGCTGAGGTGACGGGTCTGCAGACGGCGCTCGATGGCAAGGCGCCGGCGGCCCATACACACACGACGGCGCAGGTGACGGGGCTTGACACGGCTTTGGCCGGCAAGGTCGCCAAGGCCGGCGACACGATGTCCGGCGATCTGACGATCGCGAAGGTCAATCCTTCGCTGATAATCGACAAGACAGCGGCAAATCAGGAAGCCTCGATTTATTCGAGGGTAAACGGAGTAGCTCGCTGGCATCTGCTGATGGGTAATTCTTCAGTCGAGAGCGGCAGCAATGTCGGGTCGGATTTTTATCTTCGTCGTTGGAACGACGCCGGCGCGCATCTGGGGGATGTGCTGGTGATCAATCGGGCCTCGGGGGCGGCGACGTTTGGCGTCGGTTCCAAGGTTGGAGTTGCCGATACCACACCCAGCACGGCGCCGACGACGGGCGCTTTGACAGTTGCGGGCGGTGTCGGCATCGCCAAGGAGCTGCAGGTTGGCGGGCTTATCTATGGCTCTGGTGATATTTACGCCGTCAATCGTTTGTATGCGCGGGGCGACGGCTCGTTTTTTATGGGCGCGCATGGCAGCGATACGCATTTGCGCACGATCCAGATGGCTGGTGGTTATGCTTTTAATTGGTCCGATCAGTCAGGTAATCTGCAATGGTATAGCAACGGGGCGGTTGGTTTTACTGCCTATCTGGGTGGTAATTTTGGGGTTGCCGCTGTTCTGATCAGTGCGGGCGTCGAGAGTTCAGGCACTATTGTTGCGAAGGGTGGTATTCTTCAACAATACGGCTGGAGCGCCAATCCTGAAGCATCGCTGCATTATCTCAATCAGTCAGGAACCAAATACTGGGTTAACGGGGGTACCGATAGTCTCGATTTACAAGGATTGAAGTTAAAGATCAATTCTGGGGTTGATAGCACAAGCACTACAACGGGTGCATTAACGGTTGTGGGAGGTCTTGGAGTTAACGGTCAAATTCAGGTGGGCGGTGCGCTGACGGTGGGTGGTTCGACCGCGTCTATAAATATGTTTTCTACCGGTGGGGGGTCTGCCGACATTCATTGGTATGTCGGCAGCTCAATCAAATGGCATACGCGGGCTGGGGGGGATAATAACTTTTATTTTTATGACGCAGATTATTCGCATGCTGTCTATTTGGCACAGGATCCGGTCGATGGCTGGAAGACTGTTTCGGACGGGCGGCTCAAGGAGAATTTCCGCGAGATCTCGGTGCGCGAGCGGGCCAAGCATTTCCGCTTCGGCGCTTTCAATCAAAAGGGCAATGGCCGTCCAGGGCTTGGTGTCCTGGCTCAAGAATTTGTGCACGCTTTCCCCGAATGGACTGACGTTGGCGATGACGATCCCGACAAGATCCCGAAGGTGGGTGAGGGGGCCTGGGGGATCGCCAATGCGCAGGTCGGGCTTGCGGCGATGGGCTATGCGAAAGAGATCGACAGCGACGTCGACGTGCTGAAGGCCTACATTGCCAAACTGGAAACCCGGATCGAACAGCTAGAGAGGAGAACGTAATGGCCAAATCGGTGCCGATGGAAGCGATGCCCGTCAGGGCCGAGGAGCGCACCTGGCGCACCAATGTCGAGACGCCGGCCGGGCAGCCGTGGTCGATCCAGTTCTACCGCGAGACCGTGCATTACGACGGCAGCGACAACATCGTCACCGTGGCGCCCTCTATGGCGCCCGTGAACCGGCAGCTCGACGCTGTCGCCGACGAGCAGGTCATCCTCGAGGACGGCACTGAGATCACGGTGGCGCAGGTCATCGAGGCGCTGTCGTTGTTCGCCGATAACTGGCCGGTCGAAACCGTGCCGCCTCCTCCGATGCCCGAGCCGCAGAAGGAGTAGATTGGGTGTTCGATTTTCCAGCCAATCCGCTTCCCGGCGAGATCTACGAATACGGGAGCACGAAGTATCAGTATAACGGCTATGGCTGGAGCCGTCAGGCGCGCGGCGGCGGCGATCCTATTCCTGGGGTGCCCGATGGCGACAAGGGCGACATCATCGCGTCCGGCGGCGGCTTCATCTGGACCCTCGATCCGACTGTCGTCACGCCGGCTGCGCGCGCTCTGCTCGACGATCCAAGTGTCGCGGCGCAGCGGACAACGCTCGGCATCGGCAATGTCGACAATACGTCCGACGCCAACAAGCCTGTCTCCGGAGCCACCCAAGCGGCGCTGAACACGAAGTATGACAAGAGCGGCGGGCCGATCAGCGGTGCCGCGACGGTTGCCGGCGATTTCTCGGCGCTCGGCGGTCGCATCTGGGTTTACGGCTACGGCAGCAATCCTGATGCAAGCGTGATTGCGCTCAATCAGTCGGGGTCGAAGTATCTGCATCAGGACGGTGTCAATCTGAATGTGCAGGGCACGCCCGTCAAAATTACGAATGGCACTCAATCGACGTCATCTGTCACGGGTGCTCTGACGGTCGGGGGTGGGCTCGGTATTTGGGGTAATGTCGTGGCCGGCGGTGTCGCCGACATCGGCGGCGCTCTGACGGCGCGCGGCACGACGACGGTCACCAACGGCATCCTGTCGATTTACAATTACGGCGGCACGGCCGACGCGGCGCTGATGTATTGGGGGCAGTCCGGCACCCATTACATTCATCACAACGGCGTGCTTTGGAATTTCGTCGGTTCGAAGGTCAACTTCGCCGACACGACTGACGCAACGTCCTATGCGGCCGCGGCTGTGACGCTGGCCGGTGGTCTCGGCGTGCAGAAGGCGATCCGCACCGGCGGCGAGATCATCTCCAACGTCGCTATCCGTTCCGGCAGCTACACGTTCTTCGGCGCATCCAATCTGCATTACGCCGGCCCGGCCGACGCCAATACTGAGGTGCATTACTTCGGCTCGGGGCGCGGCTGGGTCTACAACAAATCGACCGGCAATCTCATCTGGGCGAATGCGAGCGGCGCCGGCCTGACGATCAATGACAATGGTGACGTCGTTGCGGCGCGTAATTTTTACGCGGGTGTGATCAGTGGCACAGGTCTCAATGTTGGGGCGGGGGCCATTGTCGGCGGCAGTCTTAACGTCAGTGGTGCGGCGACGGTCGGCCAGGATCTTAGCTGTCAGGATCTTTTCGCTGCCGGCATCCTGCAGTCGGGCGCGGCGCTGCAGCTCTACAACGATCCGGGCTTCGGCTTCGTGCAGGGCGGAGGCTATCGCTACCAGCATTTCGATGGGAATTTCTACTGGCTCTACAACCAGGCTGGTGGCGGTCTGATATGGACCGGGCCGGGCGGTCAGCCCTACGTGCATTTCCGCGAAGACGCGGCGCTGATCATGGCCTTCGACCGCGCCTACAAGCCGGGCGGCGGCCCCTGGGGCGACAGCTCCGACAGCCGCATCAAGAACGTGCTCGGCAACTATGCGCTCGGCCTCGACGCCATCAAGCAGCTCAGGCCGGTGCGCTATACGTTCAAGGGCAACGATACCAATTCAGCGGACGGACCGTCTCCGCACGCCGCCGTGCTCGACAAGGAATTTGTCGGCCTCATTGCGCAGGAGGTCGAGGCGGTGCTGCCCGATATGGTCGAGGCGGTGGCAGGTTACATCGATGGGGTCGCCGTTCCGGATCTGCGCACGCTCAACACGACCGCATTGATCTACACCCTCGTTAACGCCGTCAAGACGCTGGCGTCGCGCGTCGAGGCTTTGGAGGCCGCATGACGAACGAGATCGTCAAGGTCGCCGACAATCTCGTCTCGGGGCTCAAGGGCTCGCCGGCGCTGCTGGCGTTGATTGCACTGAACATCATCATGGTCGGGGCGGCGGTCTGGTTTCTGAAGGCGCTCGCAGCGGCGCAGGCTTCGCGCTTCGATGTGCTGCTCAAGGCCTGCGTGGGGAAGACACCATGATCTCAACGCTGCTGACGCTGATCATTTACGCGCTCGTCATCGGGCTGCTGCTCTGGCTCCTCAACTACGTGCTGGCGGCGTTTCCGATCCCACAGCCGTTCAACAAGATCATCTGGATCGGGGGGGTCGTCATCGCCGTCATCTTCCTGATCATGCTGCTGCTCGATGTCGTCGGCGGCGGCAACATCGGTTTGCCGAGGATCAGATGACCTTCGACACCCGCCCGATCCTGTTGCTCGATTTCAACGGCACTGTGCACGCCTATCGGCAGGGCTGGCAGAACAAGGGCGAGTATTACGATAAGCCGACCGAGGGCTTTGGCGAGTGGGCGCGCGAGATGCACAAGGAGTTCCGCATCGTTATCTGGCCGGCGCGCGCCAAGACGACAATCGATCTCGGACGTGTCCGGCAATGGATGAAGCGGCACGGATTGCAGGACATTGATTATGATCTGACCGTTTCGACCCCGATTGGCGTCAAGTGCAAGATCGATGACCGGGCCATGCAGTTCACCGGCAACTGGGCTGATTTTCCGATCGATCGGCTGCGCAACTTCAAGACGTGGTCAGGCCGATGATCTTTGACCGGGAGGCATTCTTCGACTGTGTGCGCGAGAAGCCGTTCGGCGGCTCGCTGACGCAGGATCAGGTCTCGGGCATGAATGCCATTCTCAACGTCTGGGAGACGTCGAGGCCGTCCGAGGATCTGCGCCATCTCGCCTATCCGCTGGCGACGACGTATCACGAGACCGCGCAGACGATGCAGCCGATCTCCGAATATGGGCAGGGCGCCGGTCACGAGTATGGCGAGGTTGATCCGGAGACGGGCCAGACCTATTACGGGCGCGGCTTCGTGCAGCTGACCTGGCGCGACAACTACCGTAAAGCCGATCAGGAGCTGGGCCTGGCCCAGACGATCTCGCTCGAATGGCAGGCCGACAATGCGTTGCTGCCGTCAATTGCCGCGGCCGTCATGTTCCGGGGCATGTTCGAAGGCTGGTTCCGCGGTTCGGGGCTGTGGGACTACTTCAACGATACCGACGATGATCCCTACGGGGCGCGCGAGATCATCAACGGCGACAAGCATATTGTCCCGAGCTGGTCGAACGGCGTCTCGATCGGCAACTTGATCGCTGGCTACCATCGCGCTTTCCTCGAGGCGCTCGACACGGCCTATATCGAGGTCGAGCTGGTCCCGGCGCCGACCATCACCGTGAAGCTCGAATTGCAAATCGACTTGGCAAACTCGACCGCGACAGCGACAGTGCTCGATGTCACAGGAGGCGAAAATGCGCAAGGACTTCACGGGCCGGACTGGTCTGAAGCTGTCGGATCTCCGGGCAAAGGGAAAGACCGAAAACCCGATGTCCAAAAAGAAGGGAAGCGGCGAGTTCCCGTCGATGGAAGAGACCAATTTCTTCGACCCGAAGAGCCTCGGGATGACCAGTGGCCGGGGCTCGTCCCTTCCTCGACGAAAGGCCGCCCCCCTTGAGCTCGAGTTCAATTCCGTGCCGGGTCCGGAGCGCAAGAAGGCGCCCAAGAAGCCGATGCGGATGAAAGGCACTGAGAAGGATCCCTTCGAGGTCTACTGATGCTACGCTGGCTGTATTGCCGGTTTGGCTGGTGCGGCGGTCGGGTTGTTTCGGGCACCCACGACGGTGTGATCTGGATTGGTTTTCGTTGTTCAACGTGCGGGAAAGTCTCGCATTATGAACCAGATAGGAGGTTGTGATGGCATCGAAAAAGAACGTCGCCAGCCCGCGCGCCAAGGGCGCTGGCAAGCAATTCGGCGGTGGCGGCGGCAAG